ATCGGGGAATTCCGCACCTAAAATTCTTTGCATGATTCCGAATCTGCCTTACTGTCTCGATATTCACCGATAACTCTGGGCCGATAACATTCATACGATCCTCCCAGTCAGCTTCAAGGACTCCAGGATGCTCATCCTCAGCGCCACATATTTCTTCGACATTGACACCGAATGGAGCTAGAGCGTTTTTGATTGCGTAGGCTACTGCGGATTTTCCGCTCGCAGTGGTTCCAGTGATTTTGATATTTAGTTTTCTTTTCATAATTGGGTGTGTCTTAATTAATAGATGAGAACATTATTTTTAAGGAAACTAAAGTGTTAAAAATAATATATATGTAAAGGAAGATATAGATTGGATTCATATTTCTATTGGGCTGTTGGTTTTCCGGAATTATCCAGATATTAAGGTTTCCACGTCTTCATATAGTTCGTAATCATGGTTGTCGATCACCTCTATTTTACACGGATCGAAACCATCGATAGTTATTAGCGAATCGTCGCCTTTTACTTTGGCGCGGCGTTCTAGCGAGCGAATCAGCGCTCTTATGGTTATATATTCATCTTTCATAATGTATGCGCCCTACTGGGCTTTGTTAATTAGTGGTTCTAATCTAAGTCGTCGAGTTCCTCTCGGAGCGTCATTTCCTCTAATTCCAGTTCTCGAATCTCTCGCGTTATGTCCGAGATGCGGATTTTGATTTCCAGCTTCCTGTCGTCGTCGTTTAATAGTGGTTTCATATTGTGTGTGTCTTAATTAGTGGTTAGCAAGTCCAGTTCCCGAATTTGTCTTGGACAGTTTCCTCTAGGTCATCTACTAGGCATTGAGTTCCGCAGTCTCCGTCCCATCCCCAGCTTGTCTTGTCAAATTCGATGCAGAAATCCTTAATCTTTAGCTTTAAGGCTAATAGCTCATCGGCTGCACTTAAATCCAAGTTGCTGTCGTTCGATTGATTGTCTTGTTTCTTCATAATTAGTTTCGCGTCAGTGATTTCCGATAGCGGCTTTGTCTCCGATAGTAGCTTTTCGAGTTCGGGCGATATTGTCCGTAGTTGTGTGTGCATCTAGATAGTCTTGAGCAAGTGTGCTTCGACAGCTTTGATAGCAGTGTCAGCCTCCATCATTTTCCTGTGTAGTTTTATCCCCAGTCGCTGCTGGTCAAATTCTCCGGAGTGAGCCTCCTCGTATTCCTTCTTCGCTTGCTCGTATTTAGCTGTTGCCGTTAAGGAGTCTCGTATCAGTGTAGTTATTGTCATAATAGTTATTTGGTTAGTTTATGTCGTGGCGTTGCGAAGGAAGCTATGAGTTCTGCATCTTAACTAGAGGGCAATTGCTCATCTTAATCTGTAGATAGCTAATTATATCTTCAGCATCAAATGGCTCCTCTGTCTGAATATCTTGAAGGGCGATCGCGAATTGCCTCATAAACTCGTTAAGTTCATTTGTAGTTACAAGCGATTCGATTCTGTTGTATGTTGCGTCGTGTTGTTTCATAATATATGTTCTTTATTGGTTGGTTATAGATCTATTATACCATATTGGCGCATAAAAGTACACAGGTTTATACAGTTCATAATCAGCTACTTGTGCGCCTTTTAAAAAAGGGGCCTAGAAAATCACAAAATGCTCATCCTATAGGTAACTCAACCAAATGACGAGGCATACGCTAAAGCATACCCCAAATACTCCAATAATGACCTTCTCGTGTAATTGAAGCGGGCTATATTCGCTCTTTCGTTCGTTGAATGATTTTTTCATATTAGCTTAAGTCCATAAGTGGTCGACGTTTTTCACGATCCACTTCATATATTTCTGTTCTTGGTTTTTAAGGTTTTCTTCAATATAGTTATATCGACCATATACTTCTTCGTAAGTATCTCCCGAAACTTTAAATTCTATGAGGTTGTCTTCGCCTTCAACCTCTTCCCAAAACAGAAGGTTTTTCTTTGAGGCTTCGGTTAGTTCGTAATCCATTGATTGCTGCATAAAAGGCCGAACCCTTTTCGCGAAGAAATAGCACCGTTTCAAATCACGTGCAAACTTTCTATCAGACGAATGATAACGGTATTCAGTATGTTCAAAGCATTTTTCACTCTCAACAAACTCAATCACACAACCAAAGAGAAACTCTGGAATGAGATGTGTCTTATCGGCATACTCCCGCTTTGGGATATACTTATAAATCCACTTCTGTGGTGATCTGAATGGGTTCTTCATAATTAGTATTGTCTTTCCTCAAATTCAAGTTGGACATTTAGGGACCGCAGTGCGTATTTAGCAACGTAGTTTAGAGCTTCCATATCTTCATACTCAACGTATCGATTACCGACAGTTTTCATATAGTAACCTTCGCTATCCGCCTCAATCCAACAGAGAGTAATACAAGTTTCCCTGTCTAAGCTCTCGCTATAAGTCCAAGCAACAATCTCGGCACTCCGATTCTCAGCTGCTGGTCTAAATTCTACATTTTTATATCTCATCATAATTATTTATTCTTTTTCCAAACTTTCGGTTTATTATCAATTTCCATAGATAGGATCATTATTTTATGGTATGGCTTATACATGATCCATGCTGTACAGTCATATCTCAAAAAGATCTTAGCGATTAAATCGCCTATCCAAAAGAGTATTAATGATGCTATTGTTCTCATATTATCTTTCTGGGGTTTCTGGTGGTGGAGCGAAGAATGGCGAACCAGACTTCATAAGCTCTGTTAGGTCTGTATTAAACTTAGCAGTGAGCTCATCTGTTTGAGCTTCAGCATGCTTAAGGACGTTAATAGTGCCAAGCATCGCAAAGCACTTCTCTTGTAGGTTATCAATAATATCGTTCATAGTTATCCTCTCATAAAATTCTTAACACAACTACGTGGACCATTTGGCACATAGTACTTCTTGTTTCGTTCCCAACTATCGTTAGTGAAGAGCTGTAAGCACCCCGTATCTTTAGCGGAACTCGGTGTCGTCTTCAGACTTGATTGCTACGTCTAGTCCTGTCTCTGTTTTTTCTATCTGTTCGTATGTAGTCATAATGTGTGCGCCTTTGTGGTCGCCGTAGTGGTCGCCTTTGTGGTCGCCAAAGTGTTTGCCTTCATGGTCGCCTTTATGGTCGCCAAAGTGGGTGCCATTGTGGATTCCAATGTGGCGGCCAAAGTGGGTGCCTGTGTGGAGTCCAATGTGGACGCCTTCGTGGTTACCTTCGTGGTTGCCTACGTGAAAGCCAAAGTGGTTGCCATAATGGACGCCTTCGTGGTTACCTTCGTGGTTGCCTACGTGAAAGCCATTGTGGTCGCCGTAGTGGTTGCCTTCGTGGTCGCCTTCGTGGTTACCTTCGTGGTTGCCTACGTGAAAGCCAAAGTGGTTGCCAATGTGGCGGCCTTTGTGCTTGCCGTAGTGGTCGCCAATGTGGTTGCCAATAAAGTCAGCATCAAGCGATGTCAGGATAAGTTCGCCGTCCTCGTTGAATTTAAAGGATGCGATTTTTAGGATGTCTTCTAGTGTTGGTGTTTTCATAATATGTGCGCCCTGTTGGGCTTGATGTTTTAGTAGGTCGGTCATTTAGTAAATCATTGTCAATAGGATTCCTAGTAGCCAAAGAAAACCAGCGCCGCCTTTTGCTTCTCCTGTAATTCCTCTTGGGTCTTCCCCTCGCAGAATTTGTGTTTTAACCGTAAGAAAGTCGCATAAATCAACTGCTACTGGCCATCCTATTGTCCATATTATTGTATCCATAATGTGTGTGCCCTATCGGGCTGTGTTGAGTTGGTGTTACTTGTTATAGTGGTTGCCAAAGTGGTTGCCTTCGTGGTCGCCTTCGTGGTTGCCAAAGTGGTTGCCAATGTGGTCGCCATCGTGGTAGCCGTGGTGGTCGCCTTCGTGGAGTCCAATGTGGTCGCCATCGTGGTTGCCAAAGTGGTTGCCAATGTGGTCGCCATCGTGGTAGCCGTGGTGGTCGCCTGTGTGGAGTCCAATGTGGTCGCCATCGTGGGTGCCATTGTGGTTGCCAAAGTGGTTGCCATCGTGGGTGCCAATGTGGTCGCCATCGTGGTAGCCGTGGTGGTTGCCAAAGTGGTCGCCTTCGTGGTCGCCTTCGTGGTGGCCTTCGTGGAGTCCAATGTGGACGCCATAGTGGTCGCCATAGTGGTCGCCATAGTGGTCGCCATAGTGGTCGCCATAGTGGTTGCCTTCGTGGTCGCCTTCGTGGTCGCCGATAAAATCAGCCTTAAGTGATGTCTGGATAAGTTCACCGTCATCATCAAATTCAAATGATGCGATTTTTAGGATGTCTTCTAATGTTGGTTTTTTCATAGTGTGTGCGCTCTGTTGGGCTTTGATTTTTGCGGACAAAATCACGCAAATTAGTGGTTCTCTAATCGCCTCAGTTCGTCGAATGCAGACCACCATCCAGCAGATCCCATCGTGCATCTGTCCATTAGTTTCCTAGCGTTGGCGATTAGAGAACCAGCCGAGATATTCAAATCCGAGGCTGCGGAGTTATTGTTTGGTTCAGTCATATTTTTAGTCGTTGGTTATTTGTCGGATTGATTACTCTATTTGTTCTCTAAGAGTTCAAAGAATGCGTCCATCTGGAATGCGAGCGTTTCGCCGTTGTCGCCGTCACCGCCCATCTCCCATTCGAAATAGCCTTGATAGTCGTGGTGGTCGTGGTCACTCAGGAAGCGCATTAGCCTCTCTGACATTGGGTGATGGTCGATTCCTTCCTCCCACCTGTCCCTGTGTGTCAGTCCTATCTCTGTTGCTTTCTTATAGTCTTCGTTCATTTGATTAAGTATTCTGGTTTCACCATCTCACGTACAGTTTGCTCTACCATATCCTCGTAAGCCCACGAATAGGATAGCGTTTTCTTGAGCCAAAAAGCCCCATAGCAAAACGTGCCGATTGCGGCGATTGTAAGAATAATGATTCCTGCGATTGTTAGTGTTTCTTTCATAATGTGTGCGCCCTACTGGGCTGTTGAACTTGCTATTGAACGGTGATCTCGTCCCTCGACACGTTAATTAGTGGTTCTACTTCCTGAGTAGCTTCGTTATTTGAAGCGCCTCTCGATCCCCAGCCTTGGCGTGCGTCATGTCGGAGTGTTTCCGTTTGCGCTTCTTGGGGCGTTTATTCTTTAGTGGTCTTCTTGGTGCTTTTTTCATTTGATTGATTTAGTGTTAGTTGGAAGTAGAACCATTCGCGCTGAGCAATGAGGTTCGCTTAGGCTCATCATTCTCACGCTCCCCATTCTAATCTTCGTCGTCGATTTCGCAACCGCAGCGTCCAGCGCAGTCGGGGCATGTTTCCCTCCCGCAGCATTGGCACACATACACCCATTCGTCGTTTACGTTGGTATTATGGCAAGATGGGCATTCGGTGCCTGGCAGATTAGAACCAGACGGACTATTCAATTCATTTCGTTCCTCATTCATGATTATCCTTTGTGTTCTCAGAATGAATCTGCTTGGATGCCACAATTATCGCGTGGTCATCATCTCCCACCAATATCCCCGTCCATTCCGTATTGTCTGGATTGTCGGATAGTCTCACTGAATGTTGTTTCAGAAAGTCGGCGCTACTCGCCAGCTTTACAGTAGTTCCAGCAGGGTATAGCGTGTCTTTAAGTTTTAGTGGATATTTAAGTTTCATAGTTGTATTAGCGTTAAAAAACGAGAACCAAGCGCAGATGCTCAATTCGGCAGACCTCATGGCAGTGCTAGGTGTTCTAAATTAAGCTTCGGGTTCTGCGCTCGTATTCGCCTAAAGCGTTTGATAGGCGTTGAGCGTCACCAGCTACGGCACACCCTCCGAGCGAGTAGATTTTTTGCAGCCTTGAGAGTTCAACCTTCGCCCTCGTTTCGTCGAAGTCGTTGGTGATCTTCGGGTTTTTGTTTAGCGTTTCGTATATTGTCATAGTCATAGTGTTATTGATTTAGAACCAGTCACGCTAGGCAACTCGTTCCTCGCGCCTACGTTCTAGCGTTCTCTGATATTGCCTCCAGCTCGTCGGCGCATGTGGCATAGATTCTCGATACGTTCAGATCGTCTGCCGCAAGACTGCCGTTAGGCGCGTAGCTTGCTTGCGTTCTCATTCTGGCGGCAGTCTTCCTCCATTTGGATATCAGAGAACCAGCCGAAGCACTCAAATCCGAGGCTGCGGAGTTATCGTTTTGATTCTTCATAATGTGTACGCCCTGTTGGGCTTGGTGTTTCTCTAGTGTCCATAGTGTCTGATCGGTAAGGATATTGAAAGCGGATATTGTATTTAAAGTTTTCTGGTTATTTTTCATGGCCGTCTGGGTTCAGTGTTAGATTGAATTGTGTTGACCTGAGTCGAAACCATCGTCCATAGCCATTTTTTAGGGTTGTTTGCCTCTAGTCCTAGCCTGTATGATTCAGCTTCTTCCTCAGTCCCAGTGAATACGGAATGCGGTAAGTCCCAGTATTCCCACGGCATCGGGTCTTCATCGACGGATATTACCCATATTTTAGTTTCTTCTTTCATAATGTGTGTGCCCTAAGGGCTGTGTTGAACTTGCTATTGAACGGTGATCTCGTGCCTCGACACGTTAATTAGTGGTTATCAGAGCGAAGTCCCTTGATGCACTTGAGGTCTTGCAGCTCTCGTTCCATTTTTCGCGCCTCGTTTAGTAGATTGCACCACCTAGCCGCATCGCGCTCTTGTGTGTCCTCAAAGTCACCCGTTTGCGGTAGATGCTCTCGGTATGCTGCGTAGTTAGTTCTCGGTGTTTCTCTAGTGTCCATAGTGTTTTAGCGTTTAGGGTTGATAACCAAGCGTAGATCACAACGCCGAAGACGGCGCGTGATTAATCGTCATCCTCTTCGTCGGTCTTGTTGCATTCGGGACAGCTCGGATTGGTTGAAATCCAAGGGCCACCGATGATGTGGCAACCGTATCCGCAGGAGCTTAGTTCGTTTGCTTGTTTGTATGTCACTTCTTTCATAATGTGTGTGTCGTTTCGTGGATTAGACTAATGATGTAAGGTGGCTTAGAGCTTCCATGGTGCCAGGGAAGATTTCATATGTGTCTACGGCATGCATATTCACTCGAGCAGTTTCAGTGATAAACACGTTATCAAAGTTAGCAACTTCATTGACGAACTCCTTTGTCACGGCAGTAACCTCCTGAGTTGTGAGATTAGTAGCTTGGAATTCACCATCATAGATGTAGTCAATTGCAATAGGATTTTCAGTGTCTGTAATTTTGTTCATAATATAAATGTGCAGTGTAGGATGCTGCTCCCCAAAGTAAGATCTATCGTTGAGAGAGAACGCCGCCGCAAGAGACGATACTATCGACATTAGCTGCCATATAAGCGTCTTGCTGAAGAGTTTTGGCACGTTCACCAGCGATTTCTAGCATCGCGATGTAAGCTGCGTCGTGAGAGCCATAAAGCTCGTCAGTTACGATACGACCAAGGCTCTTAGCGCCCATGACCTTTGATGCATTGACGATAACTTGAATCGCGTCGCATACGTCGCCGATAGTTACTGGAGTAGTTTGAGTTTTTTCTGTATTTGTCATAATTGTTATGTTCCTTATTGGTTGGTTATAGATCTATTATACCATATGGGCGCATAAAAGTACACAGGTTTATACAGTTGATAATCAGTCGCTTATACACTTTTTGAAAAAAGGGCCTAGAAAATCACAAAATTGTGTGAAATTTAGGAATATCTCTGCTTCAAATGGGCCCAGGCATCTCCATTTTCGATCTCAGATGGCAGCCACTGGCAATATGATGTATCATACGCCCACTGTTCTCGATTCGGGATTGGTGGTGTATCGATGTTGGAGAAGTCGTTCTGCATCGCGAGGTCCCAAACCATAGAACCATGATCTATATTAACCACTGGAGTTCCTTCTAATATAGCATCAACACCACTATTACTATTAATTGTGACAACAACCTTTGCCTTTCTTATAGCTTCTGCAATAGGAATATTTGTGTCAGCGTAATGAACTCCATTTAATTTCCCCCATGTATTCTTTCTGTGAGGATGATCTCGGACATATATAGGCAAATCCGTATTCTTTCTGATCTCGTTAACGATTTGCTGATAATTAACATTAACGTGATTCAATGAATTGTCACCTCTGATTTGCAATGTGAGTAGAACATGATCACCAATAGGATTCCATTCTTTCATTCTTCCATCGTTAAAGTGTTTATTCCACCTGTCAGACGGCATATTCGTATTATAGAATTCTCCGCGATTATTCAGATCGTTATAGCCAAGAGAGATCCACTTAAACCGATCTTCGAAATATGATCTTTCCATTAGAAGAAAGTCTTTATTAGGACGGACGATCTTTGCACCTCTCATTCCCCATACCACGGTAAGATCTGATGTTGAATCTGCAGAGAATCCGATTTTTAATTCAGCTGAAACATCGTGCCGCTTCAATCCGTTGATGAACTGCTTCGCAGTATCAACTTGATGAGTCTGCTTCGTAGACATTGCATAGCACGTTATTTTCATGGTTCTTTAAGCCTTTACAAAAAACAGTCCGTGCTCTCTAATAAAATTTCTATCTAACGTACTCTCTTTGCATATCAATTGTGTAACATCGCTATCTAGCTTAAATCCGTAAGATTCAAAAACACTAATCCAATATTCAGCTGGTTTCAAGTTGACGTGGTGATAACCTCTTTTGCCTGGAGGAGCATGAGTAACTAAAGCATATTTGCATTTAGAAAAATCATTCATATAATTGCCTTTATATGCTTCTTCGACATGCTCAAGAAATTCAGTAGACCAGCCTAAATCATATTCGCCTTCGATCAACGACTTGCCCTGAGTATAGTCGTGGATTGTAACTGAGTCGTGATTTCTTTTTACAGTATAATCTCCGTCAATTCCTAAGTATGCGATGCTTCTTTCATCACACAGCGTTTTCATTTCTCCTAATCCACATCCAACATCTAGCATGGAGTTTATAGAAAATTTCTGGCAAATTGCATTTAATGCTCCGTTATCAATGTGGTTACGATTTCCGTGTCCTCCCAAATGAGTTGGTAAGCCGCTTATTTCATGCGGGGTTTCTTTAGGTCGTTTATTCATATTAGTAATATTTGGCCTGATACGGCGTTCTGTGTAATTTTTGCTTCTTATGCGGTGTATCGAAATCGCCGTTGGCGTATACTACACAATCGATATGAGTGTAACCAAGTTCCTCCGCGATTCGAACTCGATTCGACCCTCCCCAAACAACGTATTGCTGTTTAGATAAATCGCTATCGAGTTCGAAAGGTAGATCGACCAATTTGTCCTTATGCCTTTTCTTTTGTGCTATGACTTGTTCTCGAGTAGCATCTACAACCAGTAATGGGAAATTTAAACCGTTCTCTGCGATGTCAGCCATCACTAATTTGTAAAAAGCTCTACCTTTGTGTATGTCTGCTTTTGCTACTGATGCCCATAATTCAGTAATAGGAAGAGAAACGACATCTTTCCCGTCCCATTGACTATTACTAAATTCACATAGTAGTGCTTTACTCATATCATTATTATTTATAACATAGTTACTTCTTGTATTTGCAATAGACCGCGATCATAACGACAGCAGAGATTCCACTTAGTATGTAGTTGAACAGAAGCCAAAAGTCACACCCGAATCGAAGAATCGCGTATCCAGCCGCAGCAGCATATCCAATAATCGATAAGATATATAGCATAAGGCTGACGTCTTCGACCGACTTCGACTTAACAGACTTTATGATCTGTGGCCAATAGCAACTAATAAAGCATGCGTTATACGCAATTCCTAACGTGTGTTCAAGCGATGTGGTCATAAATTTCTTTCCAATTGTTAACTCGTGTAACACTCTCATTTAAATCGTAATCAGTGTTGTATGGATGGTTCAGTAAGAAACTATTTAGGCCCATTTTTTGGCCAAGTTCTGCGTTAGATGCTTTGTCCTCGACCCAAACAAAATCAGAGTCGCGATAGCGTTCAAGCGCTGCATCTTTACTTTCTCCACATCCAAGGCATTGTACTCTTTCAAATACTCCTTCTCCGAAGACTCTAGCAAGATTCTCTTCTCGCAGCTTAACAGCCCATGGATCAGTTCCCATTGATGTAATACAATGAAACACTACGCCGTGCTCTTCGTGCAACTTTCGAACATACTTAATAGCATCTCGAAACGGAGGAAGAAAGCCAATCGCGGCTGACTCACAGAACGTCGTGCATAGCTCAAGAGCTTCATCGCTCGTAATGCCATAGCACTTATCCATGAAGTACTCGTTTGGTTTTACTTGGCGATACCCTTTACGGTGCATCCACCAGTGGTAACTTTGGCTCCAATTGAGAAGACACCCATCTACATCTGTCAATATAATCATTATTTAGTAATTTGTTTCGATTCGATCAAGAACACTCCTCGTGCTCCACCATCTCCAGTGTCGACATAGACACTTCCATCTTTTTTGAATCCAGAGATCGTACCATTTGAATAAGAATTCTCGCTTGTCTTAAACTGCACCTCGTCGCCGATAGTGTATTCGTTAGTTAGCATCTCTGCATCACCTTCGATGGAGTATTCGTTATTTAGCATGCGGTGCCTGTTTGATTTTGTATACATTATAGTGTTGTGTTCATGAGGTTAAGTTCTTCGTTGATATCTTCGAATTCGCTGAAGCACGATACATCGCAAATTTCGTCTTCGGTGCCGCGTAGTTCAGCAGCAATTTCTTGTTCAATGCTGAGTTGAACGGTAGCCTTCTTTGTGGTTTTAGCCCCTTTTGCAGGTGCACTTTTATTCATTGCACCGCCGATGAGTTTACGCATTGCAGCTTCGACAAGTGTAAGCATTTCAGCCACTACGTAGTAGCCTATAGTCGAGGATTTTGCGCTGCCTTTAAGTGCCACGTATGTGTCTTTTTCGACGAGACCGCTACGAACCGCAGCAGCGATGATTTCCTTACGTTTGATGTACTCCATGTTGAGGTGAGTGCAGTCGCCTAGGAGAGTCTTGAGTGTATTGAGTTTTTGTAGTTTTGTCATAATATAATTCGTTGAGTTTTAAGAGTATTCTTTGAAAAAGTGGTGCTTTACGTACAAGCCGTGCTTGATATCGATTAGTCATGTTATATTTCCTAGACGCTATCGAACATTCGCATTCTCTTAATAAGAGCGTTAAGAGTAGTCTTTGTGTGACCCATTTCGTAGCATGTCTGTAACATGACTTCCTGCGCTTTCGGCTGACCGTCTAAAGCGTCCATTACAGCATACAATGTCTTGCGGTTGTGATCTGCGGCCTTTCGGTTCTTGATTGCGTCCGAAGTAGCATTATGATATCCAGCGCGAAATTCGCGAGCGTAGTGTGCTGTTTCGTATCTCATATTAGGTAAAATAGTTTTGAGTTAAGCAGGAATCGAGAGACAAAGACCTACATAACCTGCGAGGCCGATTGAGATTCCAACTAAGGTGGAGAGTGCGATTTCTTTTAGTGTTTTCATATGTTCTTTATTGGTTGGTTATAGATCTATTATACCATATTGGGTGTATTTGTACACTAGTATTATCTAACTGACTGTTAATGACTTGTGCACTTTTTAAAAATTCCGTTTTAAAAATCACAAAATTAGTGAAGAGTATGACCGCTCTCCCATGTGAATTTCCCGTCACCTTCGGTCAAGTAGATATTCATATCATCGCGGAACTCTTCGGCTTCTCGTCTCGCGACATCGCGCTCACGCTTTAGTTTTTCGATTTCTTTTTCTGCCTTGCTCAACATGTTGGCTAGGTTATAGTTGTCGTTTTGTTTTGTCATAATGTGTGTGCCTTATAGTCAGCTGTTGGTTGGTTCTAAACTTCAACATGTCCGTCACCATTGCAAGCTTCGCAACGCTCTAAGAATGTTTCCCATTCGAACTCGTTAGAACCTTTGAAGAATCCACTGCCATTGCAGTCTGGGCATTCTTTGTCTTGGCATTCTTTGTTATCGATGATCATAATATATGTTCTTTATTGGTTGGTTCTAGATCTATTATACCATATTTGAGCACATATGTACACAGATCTATACACCTGAATATCAGTCACTTAGACACATTGACGTATAGAACGTGACAGAATCACAAAATTAGTCACAAATTGGATGATCTACAGGCAACCAGACGTATGATGATACGACATATTTAGGTCCAGAGATCGGTGTAGCACCCTTATGTGGGTACTGCCATGTTGGTGGGAAGCATACCACAGATCCAGCTTCGGGTTTTATAGCCACTTCGTCACCAATATCGAAGATCGTTTCTCCTCCTTCAGCAACATCATTGAGATACCAAAACATGACCACTGCTCTCTTTGAAGAGGCTTGATCAGCAGCATCAATATGCCAATCAAAGATTCCCTGATTAGGCTCATATCTCTTGATTCGTGGAGCTTCATAATCCTTCATTGGCTCATAGCACACTAGCTTATCGCGTAGTGCATTATGCGTCTTATCCATATAGAAGTTATTCACTGCTCTCATCAACTCGCCCATCGGTTCACGAAACTCAACAAAAGCCTCATGATCAAGCATATTGATCTCAGCGAAGTCAAAGATCTTACTCTCACGTTTTACATAATTAGGATCAGAATGGCTAACAGAGTCATATGTCTCGATTAGCTTCTCACACATATCTAAAGGCATCGCATCCTTTAAATGTAGAATATACTCAGCTAGGGTTTTGTGCATGATATGAAGTGATTTTCTTTACCATCGGTTCGAGCCAATCAGTGGTTCGTTCTTTAAAGACGATAGGTGTATTAGATCCATCGACAGCCATAATAATCACTAATTGTTCAATAGGTGTGCCAGTTCTTTCTTCGAACATACACGAATATGCACACGCTTGAATGAAATAGTCTCCAATCTCATCACGTGATTTGATTCTCTTCGATGTCTTAAAGTCTATGATAGACAATTCATCGTCAAAGTTGCCAATGAGGTCAACTCGACCAGCAGCTTTTAATTGATCTGAATAGAGAGGACATTCTTGAAGAACAACAGAATCTAATCGTTCATCGATAACACCCTTTACTGCACGTGCCAACTGTACGATATGTGGAAGATTCTCTCCTTTCATGAAGTCTTCTTCGTTATTAATATATCGTTCAGCAATAGAATGTACAGCATTTCCTCGGCCACACGCATGCCGCGAAACACGATTCGCTTCTTCAGCTCCAACTCTATTACGCCATGCTATAATAGATGCCTTCGTAAAGTATCCAAGAATAGATGTAATAGACGGATATGTCTTTCCAACAGGAGTGACATACTTACGTTTAGAGTCTATCGTCTCTGTACTCAAGTCATCATATCCCAATTCAATAGGACAATGCTTAAATGTTTTTGTTCGACTAAGTGGCTGAGGTATCATAGAATGCAAATGTGAGTTGTATATAGAGCGTAGGGAATAGTTCCAATTGGTTATCCATAGTTTTCAAGTGTGTTAGGTGATTCATAATATTCAATGTTGTCAAAGTAATCTTCACTCCAGTGCGCCGCGAAGTCTTTCTTACCACGACTTAGTTTCTGTTGGCGCTTCTTCTTTCGTTCGAAAGTATCAAGTTCACCATACACGTCGGCTGTCTTATTCCTTACAGACTGTTTATTCCTTTTCATTTTTAGTAATGTTCAATAGTAGATTCTACACCCGATGCTTTATTGATTCCTGTTAGAAGATCATTCCAACCTGATCCAGCTTTCCGAACAGTTGAAACAGATCCTTCGAATGATAATGCTGGTGCACATACTCCACGTTTCACCTTTCCATCTTTCTCGCACGGGCATGATTTACCGCAAGGCTTATCTCGATCTGCAATAGCATGAGATTCTTCCCATATCTTATCGCACTTATCACAATAGTAATCGTATGTCATATTAATTAAACCAAACTGGTTTCTCTCTTTTAGTCCAAACCATTTTGAACCGTTCTTGTTTTGTTTTGTAGAATGCGCGGTATGATTTAACAACATCATCGAACATACATTCTGGATTTGCCTTCATTGCTAAAGGCCATTTGGTGAGTGGACCATCTGAAATATCAGTTGGTCCATAGAATAAATCTTTTCGAAGCAAGTCGTCAGACTTATGGAGTTTACCATAACGGAAGGTGTATTCTTTACATAGAGCATCAAACAACTTCCAATGCCAACGATAGTTTTCGATAGATGCCATTGTCCATACTGTGCAAGGATGGTGCATATGAACTGCTTTGTAATAGGTGTCTTCTCGCTCGTCAGGCAGTACCCAATAGCGTGACATTGTTTTACCGGAATTAGAAGGTCTCCTCTCCTCAGCGCCATCAAGCATGCGGTGTGCAGTTGATAGCATCTGAGCAGATTCGACAATCATTTTCGGTACATGCTTATTGCAGTGCATTTGGGCTGCGATTATTGGATCATTATCTAGTACAAATACGTTCATGCCAATATTATACCATATTTTACTCTAAAAGTAAATGCCTATTTTAGTAGAGCAGGGAACGTCTTCTCTACCAAGTTTTCGGTAACCTTGGTGTATAGCTTATGCAGAACCTTATCCTTTGCAGCAATAATGATCTCAGCGTCCTTTGCGTCTACTGATTCCAAAAGCCGAATAAGGATTTGCTCCTTCTTTACGGACGAAACCTTATTGCCCTTTACACACTGACCAAGAGGACGAATAACGTTCGTCAAGCGAGCATATTCTAGACCTTCTGGAGTCTCACTCTTTTTATATGGAGGTGCACCTTCTGGAAAATCCAATTCAATCTTAGGATTATGAGCCAATTGAAGGATAGTCCGAAGAGCGAAGCTATCGTGCTTCGTAAAAAGCTCGATGCGTTCAGCTCGTGTTTTTAGGTTTTGCGCGTCTTCGAGCAACTCGTGTAGTAGTTTTTCTGTATTAGTTTTATTCATGTGGGAAAAAATCCGAAGCTGATGGGACCAAATTACTAAGTCGATTAGTGATTAGGTAGTTTAGAACCTTCATCTTCGGAGCTGGTTTTGTGTTATTGTATATGTCAAGGATTTCTGATTTGATATCTTCAGGAATGAAGTCAAGATCAATAACCTTTTGATTGCGTTGAAAGTTACGGTATACATGCTCAGGCATAATAGTCGATAGAGAATCATAGTTCTCTAACCACTCGTTGATTTTCTTCTTAGATAGTGGTGTCTGCCTAGAGCCTTCGTCAATAAAGACACTATCAGCACTCAGTACATTCGGTACACCATCGCTTGAATCACCTCTAAAGATATGTTCTTTGATATATTGAATTGGATCTTTTTCAGTAATAAGCTTCTTCTTCATAGGAGAAAACTGCTTTACATTCTTATATTTGTGGAGCTGAATGAAGTCTTTATCAGCTGATACGATCATTACCTTTTCGTTCTTACCGAACTCTTGTGTTTCTTGTACAAGACACGCGATAATATCATCAGCCTCGACACCACGCATATGAAGTGGTATCCATGGAAGATTGGCACCGATCTCTTCGCGTACCTTAGTAAGAGTATTGAAAAACGCAGACCAATCCATACCAGAGCTATCTCGTGCTTTTGCGCGATTCGCCTTATATTCTGGAAAGACGTCTTTGCGCCAAGATCCACCATCACACGCAACAACCATTTGTCCATATTCTTCTCTGAACTTTGTGTTATACATGCGAAGGCTATTCAACACAACGTGTCGTAGCGTGTCTTCTGTTGGTGCTTCATTGCCTTTTGAATTGGCAAAGAAGGCTGCAACTGCGATACCTGAGTAGTC